ACTGATTTAATGTTTCTGTTTGAATTTTAAATTTAGGAAGTTCAGTGGTCTTAACTAACATTCCTATAACTTTACCGTTCTTAGCAATGAACTGGTTAACTAATTCGTTCTTTGTCAACGAATTAATGTTGAAAACAACATAGTATAAAAATCCTGTTTTAGGAACATGTTTATAATAGTCGTCTAGATACAATCTAGAAGCGTGTGAATAACTCTTTAGATTATAAGGAGAATTGAAAACTTGTCCAAGAAAACCGTCTAGTATGCCCATACAAATATTTAGTCGTAAAAAAAGGCCCGGTTTACAGGCCTTTTTAAAAGTTTAGAGATTAACCTCCGCCGCTGTTTCCAGTTGCGCTGGCTTGGGCAGTACTTCTTCCGATGTTTGCGCCTAGGCCTAATGGTGCTCCAGTCTTGTCTGTTTGGATAGCGTTATCATATTCAATTGTTAACGCAATTTCCATTGGCGCACTTTCAGCGTAGGCTAGTTCGTTATAGTTAACAGTTTGTAAATAGCATCCGCTAATTTCCCATGTTTCTAAAACACCAGCATCGTGTGTACCGTTTCCACCGTCTAACATTTCAATACGTGTTTGAAACTTATAGTCAGCGCCGGCATAGGCACTTGCTTGCTCGAAGAAGTCGAATTGCTTCTGTAGTTGTTGTCCAACTAGTTTTGTAACATTGCCGCCTACATCGTCTCTTAAAGAAATTGCCAATGACTGCCACGTTGGTTTGCCAGCATATTTGATCTGACTGTTATATACGTGAATAGTTTGGTTTTCAAATTGGACTTGTGGACGAGCCGCAGTTACCACTTGTTTGGTCAACTCTGTAGTTGGTTTTTCAGTACCAAAGTTTTCAAATGTTACTCTGAAACGGTACTTTAGTTTTGGCATCAGCAAACCTTGACTGCTTGCTGATTGGCCGCCTGCTCCTAATGGAACTGTGAATCTGTTTAAACTTGAGATTGCCATCTTATTGCTCCTTGTCCTTTATATTATAGTCCAGCCTTGATGTCGCCGGTGTTCTTCAAACGTAGTGGTATGTAAATAAACTCCACTGCTTTTGTAGGCTCAATAGCGATGTCTAACCAAAGTTCAGAACGATCAATTCTTGTTGGAGTATTGTTAGACTCATCGCAAACTACTGCGAAGTCATACAATGCTCTCTTGTTAACAAGTTCTAACAAGAAACTCTGTGCCGCGGCCTTGATCTCGTTACGTGTAATCTTATCATTTGGTTCAAACAAGTAAGGTCTTACTAAACGATCTAATTGTCTACGTAGGTAGCAAACTAAACGTGCTACGTTAATTCTATCTAAAGAACTTGCGTTTCTAGCACGAGTGTATTGTCCAAAGTTAACAATGCCAGCACCAGTGATTGTAGCAATTGGGTTAATCTTAACACCTGCTAGTACATCACGTAGGCTTGTTGGAAGTGTTGTACTCTTAAACTCGCCATCCATAATGTAGCCAACACTGGTTGCGTTGTCAACACCACCGCGTCGTGTACCTGCTGGAGCAAACCACTCGTAACTCTTTTGGTCGCTGATTGCGATTGTACGTAGCATCATGTGGCTTGGAGGAACAACAATGTAGTTACCTGTATTGTCGTTTGTGTATCCACTTGGATAGAACATAGCCATGTACTCGTCGTAACTTGTAGCACCTATGTCGTTGTTGTCAAATGCACCGTTTGTATTGTTACCCCAAGCGGCTAAATCTGTGCCTGTAGGTTTCAATCTAAATGGTGTGTCACCAACTACGAATGCTGTTTGTCCACGATCAACGTTAAACGCAACCATGTTTTGAATTGCTTCTGGATATCCAGGTGCAGCCATTAGGTTGAATATAACAGAATCTGTATCACGGATTGCTTGATTAGTATCAATCTGTGCTTTCATACCTGCTACAACAAATCCGCGTTGTGAGTGGCGACCAAATGCGCCTGTACCGTCGGCATTGTTAGGACTTACTGTTACCCAACGTGCTGTTAAGTATGTATCCCCACCGCCTTGACCGTTCATTACTTCATCTCCAAAGCGAGCATTTTTACCGTCGTTGGCATTAATGTTAATGAAATTTTCTTCGTATTTCTTAACATTAAAACCGCTTCTGCGTAGATTCCATAGACGCATACCTTTTGGATATAGTGCTGGGTCCGGACAGTCTGGGTCAACATAGTCGCTTGATAGCAAGTCAACAATTGATGCTGGCTCTGAATCAGTTCCTGCTGTTCCCCAACGAGCATCAGCAAACAACCATCCGTTTGGTGTTGTTTGATCTGCTGTATCTTGGGCAACCCACTTTAAAGTAGAACCATCATAAACATATACGTCTTTGCCGTACATGTCGATATCTGCTGTGCTGATCCAAATATCACCATTGGCTAACGGATCACCGTTGCTTTGTACAGTAGGCTCTAAAGCCGCAACAATCGGGCCTGCTGGATCTGCGCTTGGGAACGCAGTAGCATCATTATATCCTACCCATGTCTCACCGTTGTGATATAATATATCAACTTCGTCAACAACAGAACTATACCATAATGAGCCATTTGCTGGATCAGTTAATGGGGTATCTGAACTTGATTCATATGCTAATGGTTTCCAGTTACTGGCAATATATTGATAGCCACCTGGCTCAAAATTACCAGTAGCGTACAGATTCTTAGTACCAGTTTCTACACCGCCTGCTGACTTAGCCCATGCTGTGTACTTTAAATAAGAACTTAAAGGAGTACCTACACCGTCTAAGAATTTAATTTCGCCACCTGCTGAGTGCGAAATAATAACACTAGTAGCGGCGCCACCATCGCTGAAACTACCTGCTTCTGCTGTCACATAAGTTAATCCAGCATTATTAACTGCTTGAATAACATCATCCATAGTGTCGCCTAGACTCAAACTAATTGTTACAGGATTACTATAGTTTGCTGTTCCACCTGTTAGTGTACCTAAGCCTTCAACAACGTTAAACACAGACGCAGTAGTTACTGCGCCAGCAGTTGCAGTAGATACAACTCTAGTTGCACCAGTACTGTTTCTGCGATAGACAATAAACTCAGAAAGTTGAGTATTATCAGTTACTGTATTCCAAACACCTGTACCTTTATCGTAGTTTTGTTGAACATAAACAGAACCTACACCAGGACTAGTAATTGAGTTTAATGCTGTTTGTCCGTCTGCGTAGATAGGAGCACCAACGCTGGCAAATGCACCGCTAGTAGCACTGTAAACTTTAACAGACCAATTAGCACCCGAGTTAGGAGTAGTTGTCTTAACATATACTGAACCAGTTGGATTTGTTCCAAAGTCTGGATACTTAGTGTGTGGGCCTTGGAATAGCGCAGGACCTTTGTAGGTATCTGCTGTAAATCCAATAGCAGTTAACATACCAGTGCCACCAGTACCAGTTCCCTGGATGCTGATTTTACCGTCTGGAGTTGTACCGTTAGATGCCGCACTTGCGTCTGCGTAGATTTCTAAATAACCACTTGCGTTAACCTTGGCGTTAAAGCCTTTTGTATAACCTACAGCGTTAATAGAACTTGCTAGAGCAGTAAATGTTGTACCGCTTAGAGTAATAATTTCGTCGTTGATCACCATTGTCTGACCGTTGTAAGAAGTTAAGGCTTGATTAGACTTACTACTTGTTACAACAGGCCATGAACTTTGCCATGCTTCAGCCTTCCAAGTTGGACTAGCACTGAAGTTAGGTTCAACATTACTACCAACTGGAACCCAGTTGCCGTCTTTGTTTTTGTACCAATAATGTACTTCTGTTGTCAAAGCAACAACAGCATAAGAACCGTTAGTACCAAAACTGTTCTTTGGTGTAAAATTGTCACTAGTTGCTGTAGCAATATTAGTGCTGTCAATAACTAGAGGAACCTTGTTAGTAAATGCTTTGTTGGTATTACTCCACTCAAAGATACCCCATTTTGTATTTGATGTATCTAACCAGTAAGTACCGTCAACTGGCTCACCAGCAGGTACACTAGACTGCGGAACTAAAGAGCCTAGATCTAAATCAGCACGTACAACATACGCTCTAGAACTTATACCTAGCATTGAATATGCGGCTTGTAGACCGTATTCGTTCAACTCTCCGCCGTGTACTGGATTGCCGCTAGCATCAGTATAGAAAATCGGTGTTCCGAATGTGTCTGTTAAGTCACGTTGACTTGTGATTAGGTAAACTTTACCTGCGTTTGCTGGTTCAGTGCCTACTGCTAGACCTGTGCCGCTTGCGTTTGTTTTATTGCTTGAACTCGCTACGAAAATCATAGGAGTTGTTGACGGAGCCGCTGGTAGGTAAAAACTCTCGTCGATAACTTGTACTTGTACGCCTGGTGAATTTAATGCCATTTCTATTCTCCCATTGAATGGTTTCTTGCTAATATTTAGCGCATCTGGTTAAAAATGCTGACTTAAATACCTATGAAAAGGGCACTAAAAAGGGCGGCGTATGCGTAATACTTGTAAAAAATGTCAACAAAGGCCGGTAGCAATTAACTAC